AGGACCCCTCGCGGGGCCCTTACCTAGTATCTCTCGATACGAGTGATATTAACCGCCTCACTCTCGGCAGTGATGAAATGGTGTCCAGCAATGGACTACCTCATAGCTGCTCAACTAAAAAGGAGCATCTATGTTTACTTCTGGAAATGTAAGGCCTCCTTACGAGCGAACTCGCTCGAAGGATGATCGTACCAGTGTCCCCAGAAGGTCCCGGTGGTATAATTCCACCTCTGGGCCCGGTGTTTGGAATGACTACCCCGTTGCTAATGGGGTGGGTACTATCCAACACATGACGGACACTGTCACGCCTGCTTTTCGTTACCTCTCCGCACGCGGGCTTATCATCAATAAACCGATGAGTAGCTCTAAAACTACCGTGAGTACCACTTCGACGGGACCAATGTTTCAGGTCACGATCGGCTCGGTCACCTACACAGGTGACCTCGATGGGTACGGTTGGGTAGCTGGTTTACCCTCCTTGGTCCATGTACGCAGCAATGTTTCAGCTGCGGATATAGACCACATGATAGCGGAGACTTCGACACGTGCGCTTTCTCAAATCACGACTCGTTCTGTGCAGGCAACCTCTACGGTTGATCTGCTGGAATTTCGTGAAACCGCGCGCTACCTCCGTAATCCCGTTGAATCTGGGACTCGGACTGCGCGTGCTATTGAGAAGGCTGTCGAAGCGAGGGCCCGTGCCAACGGGTACTCGGGATGGTCTGAGGCAATCGTTGAACGTAACATGGGGCGCTTTTCGAAGCGTCTCGTGCAGTTTCAGCGAGAAGCAGCTGGGATTTGGATGAGTGCGCGTTATGGCGCTCGTCCTCTCATCTACTCCATGACTCAGATCTCAGAAGCGCTGCAATCGCTGCGTAACCCGCCCACCCGCGAGACCTTCAGGTCGACTTTAACTAAGTCGACGAACGGCACTTTCAGTGCTGTTGAGGGTTTCGATGGGATTACATATCAGGCGAATTACGCATATTCCGATGAAGTTGTCGTTTCAGCCGGTGTATTGACTGAGCGCACCCGTGCCTACGATTTAATCGAAGGGTTAGGTTTGCGCGCCGACCAGATTCCGCGAGGACTCTGGGAAGCAGTGACGCTTTCATGGATGGTCGATTGGTGGTTTAACGTGGGCGAAGTTTTGTCCGCGCTAACCCCAAGCAGCAGCTACCAGAGCCTCTCACAATGGGTTACTATTACGCGTAAGCGCAATGTTGCCCAGTCAGTGGGAAGTTACTCTTTTCCGGGCAGAAATACAACCCGGAACGGTAGCGGTGTTAACTCCTTCTACGAGGAGGATAAATCTCGTAGACCTGTTGCACTTGCCTTAAACGTGCGCCCAACTTACAAACAGGGCGCGCTCCCGGTCTTCTCCGCTGATTTAGCGAAGCAGATCGATACCATATGCGTCGTCATCCAAAAGATGACGAAGACAATATGAGGAGGGTGGGTGTATTATTATTTAACGGCTTCGGCCTCCTTTAATTTGAGGAAATCAAATCATGTCTGTAACAATCAATGCCAAAGTTTATGTAACGGAAACAAGCAATTCTGCCAATTCCTGCACACTTTCTGGCCCGACGCACACGTATGCTATGCGAGATCAAGCAAAGATCAAGCGTATCATGCCGAATGAAACGACCGCCTACTCCGGTAACTCTGGAATGGACGTGTCGTGGATACGGGATGTGACTCTCACAGGCGCGAAAACGGTAAAAGGTGCGGCAGTCTACCAAGCTGGCAGACTGACCTGGCCCGTGGGTGGTTCTACCACAGACCGCGACACCTTCCTGACTGATATTGCAGGACTTTGTGGCCTTGCGGCCACCAAAGAACTGTTGATCAGTGGCAAGTTCACATACTGAGAAGTATGAAAAACCGTCGCCACTTGATCGCGGTACTTGCAGTTATTGCAAGTGTTGCTATCAGCAGTGTGACTGGGATTCCAATCCAGTCACTGACCAATAGCGTTGAGAGGATACAAGATGCCTACGACCACCAGAACGCCCGCTTCGGCGGGGGGGACGCAAGTTCCCTGTAGCTTTCGCAGCCGGCCTAGCCCCTCTAAGAGGAAGCAAAAGCCGTATAAGTTCGAAGTCCTAGACCCAGTGAAAACTTGGGAGGGGCTGCTGCGAATTGTAATACCTGTGCTGTCCGATGAGCCCGAAACACTCCTTAGGTACCTAAATACTGGGTCCTACGGAGAGCTCATCAGATGGGCCAAGCTTGCCTCCCGGACAGAGTACGGGACGCCCGAAGAGCATTATCGGGCGAATCAGCTAGCTGGTTTTATACGCAAGTACCCTTTGGATCCAAGGTTAGTCGGGACTGATCCCGAACTCCAGGCTAAGTGCAAGTTCTCCTTTGCAGAAAATCGCAATCGTAGAACAAACGCTATAATCCGGGCGGTTATGCGCGATCCTTTGCGCAGACCCGAACTTAGCCAGCAGCTATCGATAGCTGCTCGGTGGATCCAGCATGTTTTGGGACCATTCCCAGACATGTCGAAAATAAGGATGTTTTGCGATTTCACAGGTGGCAGTACGACGGATGTTGGCGGTAAAGCTACCAACATTGGACGGAAACTTCTGTCCAGTGACTGGTCCGTTACATCTAGCTGCCTTCCGTACGTGTTTGAGGCGCTGTGGGATAATATCCACGTGCGCGAACATATACTCGAATGTGCTGAAAGCTATGTCGATTATGAAACTCTCTGCGTCGTCGAAATTTTGACGAATTACAGTGAGTTTGGTCCAATTAAACCTGGACCTCGACTGAGACTACAGCATTGGAGAGTGTATGCTCACGATAAAGATCTGTTTAAGGATTATATCGAACGCAAACTCGTACGAGATGAAATTACAAAAATAAAGTTCGTCAGTAAAGATGCGGATATTCATCGCACCATTACTATCCATCCCACACTCAACCAGTTCCTCCAAAAGGGGATAGGTGAGTACATGACCCGTTGCCTTTCTCGGGCAGGTCTCGATCTTCGAGACCAGAAAACAAACCAGATTATGGCTTGTTCCGGGAGCTTTGATGCTCCCGACGGGTATTGCACGATAGATTTATCGTCTGCTTCGGATACTCTCTCACGAGAGCTCGTTGCAGCCCTGCTACCTCCCGAGTGGTATGACTTACTCGATGATTGCAGGTGCAAACTGTTTGAACTTGATGGCCGTGAGGCCATGTTTCACATGTTCAGCAGTATGGGGAATGGTTTTACCTTTCCGCTACAGACGCTGATTTTTGCGTCCTTATGCCGCGCGTGCTACATGAGTCAGGGGATTGTCCCCGATCTCCGAGTTTATGGAGATGACATCATCGTACGCAAATCGGTCTTCCTGCAGGTTATCAGCCTGTTAAGGAAAGTCGGTTTCATGCCGAACCCGAAGAAAACTTTTGGTCATGGACCATTTCGGGAGAGCTGCGGTGCGGATTGGTACGACGGGATTAATGTTAGGCCTATACTCCTTACGAAGGCCCTCGAAGATGAGGGCTATTTATATGGAATCCATAATCAGATTGTCAGACGTGGAGGGTTTCCCCTCCAGATCTTGGGCTGTATTTTGCCTGAGATCCGGCGAATGATACCCCATAGACGCAGGTGCCTAGCTCTACACGAGCCGGCACCTCTGTCGTTCCGCGCCCTTGATACGGGCGAAGAGACGGGCTGGGGTACATCTGATAGCATCAACGGTGCCTTTTGGGTGCCGCTTGATGTTTTTATGGCAGGTAAGTTTACCACGTGGGACAAAGCTACAATGTCCTGGCGTGGGTGGCAAATTATCGCAAAAAGCGAGAATGATGCTAGCTTGCCGGTTGAGGAATTCGCTTCTCTTCAACAGATAGGCGCCTTTCGAGGCTACGATCTACGGTTTAGCCGCCGTACTACTGGCGTCTACGTTTAACAAGTAGATGTCGGCTCGCGCACGCTCTTTGGCGGTGCGAGGTTTTGGG